CTGCAGCCGCGTCCCAGAGCGTCAGATACTCGTCAAGCGACAATGCACCGGCCTTGAGTCCCTGGTCGAGCGTCGCAGTGGCTTTGGCCAGGGCTTGCTGTTTTGCATACGCGGGATCGAGGGATCGGCGCAGGGCGTCCAGCTCACCGGTGAGGCTGTCGGTTGCCGCGCTGGCGCCACCGGTAGCACCGGCAAAATCATCCATGCCGCTCCCAGTGGTCTGTGCTTCAACGCCCAGGGCCTCAAGGGACTCACCAGCAGACTCGCTATCGCTGTCTAAATCAGCAAGATCCCCAGCCGTGCTCGCGACGTCGCCCCGAAACTTGTTGATTGCGCTGCTTGTTGTGAGCAGCGCTTCGCCAACATAGTCGCGACTTGTGTTGTCGATAAACGCCTGTTTGATTTCACCAGCTGCACCCTTGAGCGGATCGACCAGGCCATCTGACAGCGCAGCGCGGAACGCATCAAAAGACATGTCGCCGGTGAACACCGCCTGCAGCGACTCCCAGAAGCCAACTGCAATATCACCGACGGCGCTAAACGAGTTATAAAACACGTCGTAGATCGATTCGCCGACAATTTTTACAGTGTCGACAATTGTAAAAAATATCCCAATCTGGGTGTTTATCGCTGATCGGACAATATCGACAATGTTTTGCCCCATTTCGCCGAACATATTGCCGATCGACCGAAGTATGCTGCCGACCCAGCTGGCATAATCGCCGAAAAACTCGCTGGCTTTTCCGAGTGACTCGCCCGCCACGGACTGGATGACGTTGCCCGTCTCTGTCCACGCGGCTCGCGCCCAGTCTGATATGCTGGCGGTGGTGCCGGCATACTCAACAGTTGCGTCACGCGCTCCATACAGTGCTCCTGACACTGCCACAATTGCCGATGCGGCAGCGACAAACGGATTGACTCGCATCGCTGCCGTCAGGGCGCGGGTGCCCAGCGTTGCCGCCGCTGCACTGCCCGTGACCGCAACATACGCGCCGCCGAGCGCGACCGTGGCGCCAGTCACCGCACGTGTGACGTCGCCAATAGTGTCCATATTGTCCGACAAAAACTCGACAGCGCCGGCGGCGCCATTGACAGCGCTAGTGACAGTTGGCGCAAAATCGGCGGCAATTTGTTTTTGCAGGCCATCAAACAGGCGCCCGGCATTGCTGACAGACTCGTTGAGTTCAATCAAGTTTGCAAACTGCACATCTGACAGCACAGCGCCGGCAGCGATTGCCTCTTCACGCATCTTTTGGAGTTCGGCGCCGCCATCTTCGAGCAGCGGGAGCAGCCGGCTGGCATCGTTGGCCAGCGACTCCATAAAAAACACTTTCTCGCCCTGGGTTTCCAGTTCGCCGACGGCATCGCCGATGGCCAGGAGCTGCTGATCCGGTGATTGTCGGGCTAGCTTTTCGGCGCTTAATCCCAGCTGCTCAAACATATCAGCCGCTTCACCGCCGCCCGTGCGGATGAAATCGCCGATTTTGTCTTGGGTGTCCTTGAAGATGTCGCCAAGTTGCTCTGTATTGACACCCACGCGACTGGCTGCCGACTGCCAGGCCTCCAACTCTTTACGAGCGATACCGAGTTGCTCGGCGGTGTTCTGGGTTTCCTTAGCTTGCCCGGCAATGCTGATCGTCATCGCTGCCGTGCCGGCAGTGGCGGCTGTCATTGCGGCTGACATGCCGAGCGCCGCTTTACCCACAGCATCTAGCTGACGCTCAGCACGCCTGCCCTCGCCCTCAAGCCTGCGCAGGCGGTTTATGCCGTCCGCCAGCCCCTGACTGTTGATTCGTAATCCCAGGCTCGCAATGTCCGCCATATCACACCCCGCTTAAAATCGTTGGCGCCATTTTAGCACAAAAAAGCCCACCGTTAGGCGGGCTACTCGTTGCGAAATCCTCGTGACGCTTGCTGCAACACGCTGCTGATCTGGCTAGCAATCGCGGCCTTATCTTTCGCTCTTGGCTTGTACGGCGCTGGCTCTTCTGGGTTATCGCTCCGATGGTACTGGCTGGCATACTGGCGGCTCAGGTTGCGTAGCATGACAAGCTCCTCTGCCGTGGCTTCAACGCCCGTGGCTTCCCGCCAGGCGCTGATCTCCTGCCAGCTTAATGGCTCTGGCCCGTTCATGCCTTGCTGTGTTGGCCCGACTTCATGCAGCCACTGTATAACGTGGCCGCCATGCTCAACATCGGGCAACTCCAGTAGTGACGACTCTTGCGCTTCTAGCTGTTCTTGCCGGGTCTGTCGTTTGGGCGCGTTCTGGTGTTTCTTTCTATACTCCGGGTCTGGCACGGCATGCAGCCATGCCAGATGCTTCACCAGCCCCGACAGCGCCCCTACATCTTTGGGCGGTAATGCTTCAGGTCACGGCTACGCATGACAAGCTGATTGGCCAGCCACTCTTGACCCTCAATCAGCTCAGCCAATCCCTCAACGTCGCCTGCTTTTAGCGTCTTGTCACCAAGCTGCCATTTACCTTCAAGCCTGGTAATCATCGCGGCGAGCTTGCGGGCGCCGGCTTTTGCTCGGTAGACATTAATCTCGGCCTCATATTCGGTGCGATCCTCGCCCTTTTCAGGCGGCTTGGGTGCTTCGCGTTCAATACGGGCATCTTCATTACGCGCAACGGTGGATGCCATGCCGACGATGTGGAAAGCCAACGGCTTATCGTCTTCGTCGGTCAGCACGTCCATATTGAACGGGTCAATCAGTTCAAACCGCTGCGCAGAATCTGCCGCAGCCGTTGTATTAAATCGGGTTAAATCCATGATGTTACTCCACTGTCAGTTAGAGGCTGTCAGTACGATAAACGAGGCGAGCGCTGACAGCGCCACCCGCCCCGGTGCTTGCGCACTCAGTTACGCGGCAGCAACTTTGATGATATCGCTGTTGATGCCGATGTTGATCGTGGTCATCGTAATATTGTCCGCGGAGCTGATCTCGGTGGTGTAAGACATCACCTTGCCGGTAAAGTATTCGACGCTGCCATCTTGCAGCTCGACCTTGAAAGACACGTCGTCGTCGGTATCAAGTGCTGACTGCACTGCGACCTGTCCGGTGTCGGCACTATCCAAGGCTGCAGTAACGGCCACTGATCCAGGGTTATAGGAGCCTTTGAACTTACGAACGCGGCGATTACCGAGCGCCGTGAACGTCACTTCGTTGTACTCAGTGCCAAACGCGCCAATGGATTCAACTTCGCCGATTAGCTCAAACGCCGTCAACGCTGAAAAACCCGTGTCGTCATTCGTGGCAGGCAGTGCCGGATCAATCGAGATGGTGGAGCCTGCGGATGTTTGTGCAGTCATGCTAGTACCTCATGAGATAGGTTAAAACTATTGCGTTCACGCGCCTGATAGTATAGCACGATAATAGACGGATACGGGAATGGCCCAACGGTTGCCGTCTTTAAGCGCAGGCGCCACGGACGTTTTGCGTATGCGCACGCCATCGCCGATGTCGCCGCGGTGAAAGTGATCGGTAATCTGCTCGACAGCATCAAGCGCCGCTGTCTCATAGCCGCCAAGGGGTGTCATGACGGTGATCTGATAGATACCGCCGTAGTCCAGTGCGCTGTCGTCGCCCAGCATTGGTGCGTCTGTTTCACGCGGCAAACCATCAACGCGGATATACAAGCCGCTTGGCGGGTCAAAAGTGGCGTTAGGCCATGCCGTTGGCGGTCGGTCGGCCATGGCGGCAAGGTGGGCGTTTAGTGCGCTGGTGATAGCTTTAGCTGACACGGCGTACAATCTCCCTGAGCGCTGCGTTAAACTCGTCTAGTGTGATGCGGACCATGCCATTCGGAGCCTGCCGTGACAGGCGGTCATACTCTAGGGGTCGGATATAAGGCAGGCCGTTTGTTAAGTGGAATGTGTCGCCTAGCCGCAGTCTGCCGGCAGTGCTGCGTGCGTCTGACTGCGCTTGCGATGCGCGGCGGGTATCACTGGTGCTGTCGTCGGCGCTATTGATGCTCGCGTTCCAGTTGCCGCGCGCCCGCCCCTCGTCAACCGGCGTGCGTGTGATCACCTTTTCGCTGACCTGGATGCACGACGCGGTGAAAATTTCCTGGCTCACCTCGGCGCGGTTGTCGATGATGCGCCTGATCTGCTGCTCGAATGATAGAGCCATGGTTAGCCACCAAAAGCCGCAATACGTTTGCCAAGAATCTCAGAGTATTGCCACATGACTTCGCACTGTTCGCGCAGTCGGTTTTGCTCATCTTGCGGGAGTGTTTCAAACACTGGATTTGTGCCAATGAACTCGCTTAACGCTTTAGCTTTAGTGTCTAGCTCAGCTTTCTCGTCTACTACTCGCTGTTGATGTGGTTGCATTTTAGGCTCTCCGAATTTGCAGGGTATACATAACAACAATATCAGCAGGCTCCAGCGGCTGCCGGTTCTCAACGCGCCACTGGTTGCCCGCGATGCTCAGCGTCATGCCGTTCTCTGGCGGCTCGTTGGTGGCCTCAATCAACACGCGGGCGTCGCCTGTCTGGATAACGGTGCCGTCAATCTCGCGGTTGTCGTAGTCCAGTTTGACGCCGACGCCTGTGATACTGCGGCCCGGAATAATTGTGCCGGGCACGCCAGGGGCGCCACCTTCGGTGCGTTCGGGCAGGCTGAACGTCAGCGACTGCCCGAACTTGTCTAAAAGGCGGGCAGCGGTGGCTGCGGATTTGCCATAATCAAAACTCATACCCGCCACTCCCTTATTGTGCCTCCGGTCGCCGTGTCCCGTGTAGATGCGTACTCTACGGCTTCGGCGGCAGTTAGGCCCATATCCATTGCTGCCAATGCTAAGTGCGTACCGCTGCCAATAGCTGTCGGCATCAGGTCGCGGTCTTTTTCCATCCAAACCTTACCGTCTTCTGCGCCGCACAAATACAGGTCGCCGTTATCATTAACAAAAAACGCGTTCCAGCAGCTTGAGCCAACCTCTGCGCCAGCGGCGAACGACCCCAACGCCTGCAACGCATCTATCGTTCTGTCGCTGCCTGCAAAAAAGATAAATCCGCCATCAACTTCGTATCGCTTTTCTCGGTCATCTGTGGCGACAATGTCGTCGTTACGGATACGGCCATCTGTTGCAATGATGCCGTCTTTGTATGCGATTGTCGTCATACCCTCACCACCTGCATCTGATTGGCACCACCACCCGCAGCGGTCAGCTTGGCCCATGCGCGGCTGATATCGACGGATAGCGCACGGCTGGAGGCGCCGTCTTGGTATTCCACAGAGATCGGCCCAACCGTTTCACTTTTCACGCCCGGCTCAATCGGCGCCAGCGGGTCGCGCCCTTGGTCGATGGCCACTGCTGTAGCAATTTGCGCATTTTTAAGCGCCGCCGGG